TACCCCCTGAAACAATATTTCCGTAACCACTTGAAAATGCAAAGGTATTTTTTTACACAAAAATATTCCTAAATGTATAAAAAGCACTTGACTTAATTATTCATTGATGTATAATTATCACCAAATGTAAGAGATTTCGCGGACGCGATCATATCCGCGAGCGTGAAACTGGGAGCAATATTTTATTTATTGAACGGCGAAGCTCGTAATCAGGAGCCAGGCGACAATGCGTCACTAACGGACAAAGCGTCCACCTGTATAGGCTCAACGATTGCTAATGAGCGTTACGGCAACGACACCAGCCGTAAACAGTAGCCACAACAGGGCGGGTGCAACCCACAGCACTACTAGGAAAGGAGATTGGCGGGGCAATGAGAATGCAAAACCACGGGATGAGTTTCTAACCGTGTGAGATCGCCCAAAGCCCCGCCAAATTTAAAACATGGAACAGGATTTAAGTTATTTACGGACCGACTACGCCAGAGAAAAAGACCTCGAATGTTATCGCATCGAGGAAAAAGAGGCGGAAGCAAAACAAAAAGAGGCGGACGAATGCAAGCAGAACAAGCAGAAATGAATTTTAGTTTGCCGAGGCCGGTGGACTTGTTCAAGCCAGGCACACAGGATTACCGCCTGTATGAACGATTGCTTGCCGCGCCGATCACCAACGCGCAGATAATTGACGAGTTAAGGATATTCAGCTACACGCGGCGGCTATCGGATTTGAGAGAGAAAGGAATCAACGTCAAAGCGACAAGAGTAAGAGAGAGTTTGTTTAAATACGAGATTGAAAGGAAATAATTATGACAAGCGAATTGGTAACCAAAGAAAACACCGAGGTAATTATCCCGCCGATCACCGATGATACATTGATCGGATTGGCAGACCAAGCGGAGAAAAGAGTTGACGCTCTTAATCGCATAAAGCGAGCCGCGCTGAAAGCTACCAACGCCCGCGACTGGACGGATCAGAACGGCAATCCGTATCTGCAAGTGTCCGGCGCGGAGAAGGTCGGGCGTGTGTTCGGCGTGTCCTGGCGCATTGACGAGCCTGTTTTTGAGAAAGAGGAGAGCGGACATTTCACATATACCTACAAGGGATATTTTTCTCTTGCGGGAGCAGAGATTGAAGCTATTGGAACACGCTCAAGCAAGGACGGTTTTTTCAAACGATATGACAAGGAGCGCAAAGAATTACCAGCGTCCGAGATTGACAAGGGCGATGTGAAAAAAGCTGCTTATACAAATCTACTCGGTAACGGCATCACCCGTATTCTCGGTCTGCGGAATCTGACATGGGAAGACTTACAAGAGTTTGCCGGAATATCCAAAGATCAGGTTGGCAGAGTGGACTACAAGAAAAACGGCAAGGCGCAATCAGAGATCAAATCGGAAAGCGCGGAAACCGTCACTGTCGGCATTAGTGATATTCGTATGAAGTCGGGAGAAAAGAACGGGAAAAAATGGACGCAATACACGATTAAGAACGGCAACGCTGAATATACAACATTCAGCAAGACATTTGCGGAAACAGCGAAAGAAGCGATGAACGCGGGCTTACAGTGCGAGATTACTTTCACGCAAAATCAATACGGAAAAAACCTAGAGGCGATAAAAGTTGTTGAACCCTTTGAAAGAACGCCCGGACAGGAAGGATAAAATTATGATTATCGAAAAAATCCTTGAGGCCAAAGAAAAGAAAATAAAACAATATCCTGTAAACTCTAACAGGGCGTCCGAGCTAGGCGTCCCATGCGTCCGTTATCATGTATTGAACAGGACGCGCTGGCAGGAAAGATCACTGCATGACGTCCGGCTCCAGCAGATTTTTGATATGGGAAACGAAATTGAAAGCATCGCTTTCAAAGAGCTGGCCGAGGCAGGCGTCAAAGTCATTGAGCAACAGAGATCTTTTGAGTGGAAAGATTATCAGATCACCGGACATATTGATGGAAAGATACTGGCCGAGGATGGTCAGGTTTATCCGCTGGAAATTAAATCCTGCTCACCGTTTGTGTTCAAGGCGATCAATACCATCAATGACCTGACCAAAGGCAAATACGGATATTTAAGAAAATATCCCACGCAGTTAAATCTGTATTTGCTCATGGACAACAAACCCCGCGGCGTCTTTTTATTCAAAGACAAAGTATCCGGTGCGTATAAAGAAATCTGGATGGATTTGGATTATGAACTTGGCGAAGAAACCCTTAAACGCGCCGAGGAAATTAACAAACACATTGCCGCCGGAACTATACCGCAAGGTGTCAGCAGTGATTTTTGGTGTGAGGGTTGCGCATTCGCCCATCTGTGTTTACCGGAAAAAATCGGGCAGGAAGTCGAGATTGACACCGGCGAACTGGCGACACTGCTAGACAGGATGGAAGAACTGAAACCAGCCGTCGATGAATATAACGAACTGGACAATCAGGTCAAGGCGTTGACCGAGGGCAAGGATAAGATACTGGCGGGCGATTATTTCATCACTGGCAAATGGTATGAGCGCAAAACATACGACGTCCCGGCGGAAGTAAAGGCGCAATACGAGAAGATTACCCGATACTGGCGGCGCAAGATACAGAAGGTCGGAGAGCAGAAGGAAGCGGCGTAATTAAGCGTGTAAACGCTAGTTTAAGGCGAGATAATGAAATGTGAGCAGTGCCATAAGCCAATCGAGAACCCGAAGCGGAAACAGCGATTTTGCAACAATACCTGTCGGTCGGCATGGCACAACAAACGCAAGGTCTTGATTGATAAAATTCCGACTTCTGATTACGAAAAAGCTATGGCATCTTTACGAGCAGCAAAAGGGAGGGCAAAAAAATGACAGACAAAAAAATGATAGATACGGCATTAGCGGAATATAAAATAACTGATGCGGCGATAGCCAAAATCAAGGCTGATTATATGTCTTTGGTTGTTAAAAATCCGCAAGATGTCGAGGGCTATGAGCAAGTACATCAGGCAAGAATGGATGTAAAAAAACGCCGCGTTGATGTTGAAAAAACGCGGAAGAAATTAAAACAGGATGCTCTTGATTATGGCAGGGCTGTTGATGCCGAAGCTAAAAGAATAACCGGGCTTCTTGAACCCATTGAAAGCTATCTGCAAGAGCAAGAGGATATTGTAGCCAAAGAAAAAGAACGAATTAAGAAAGAAGAGGAAGAAAAAGAAAAACAAAGAATCCAGCAGCGAATAGACCGCTTGTTTGGAATGGGAATTACGTTTAACAGCGTTAATTATTTACTTCCATTTGCGCCCAGTTTCAGTGTTCCAAGTGCAATAATCAATGCTTGTTCCGATGAACAGTTTGAAGAAATTACTGGTAAGTTTCAGTCTTTAATAGATACAGAAAAGAAAAGACTTGCAGACGAAGAGGCAAAGAAGAAAGAAGAAGAAGAAAAACTAGCGGCGCAAAGAGCGGAACAGGAAAAAGAAGCGCAACGTCTTGCCATGTTAGCTGAAGCGCAACGGATAAAAGAGGAAAAGATTAAAGCTGAACAGGATGCAATTATTAAAGAAAAAGAGCGTATCCAACATGAAAAAGACATAGAGCTTGCTAAAAAAGAAGCGGCTGAAAGGGCATTGAAAGAAGCGGCAGAAAAAGCAAAAATAGATGCCGCTAGAATAATCGAAGAAAAAGCTAGACAAGAAGAGGAGAATAAACGACAAGAAGCCTTAAAGCCGGATAAGGAAAAAGCAAGCCTATACTTTAAGTCAATCATAAAACACATGCAAGAAAAATGTCCGTCCACAAAAGACAAGGCAATTAATAAAATTATTGCCGAGCTAGAGGCTGTAATTGAAAGAACGGTTGATGAGTCATTGGCTAGATTGGAGGAAATCTAATGCCTAACCAAGAGTTATTGAAATTATCGCCTGCCCGAACCGAATGAAAGTGAGGAAGCATAACGGTGTTGGGCTTAAGGCGCAAAATTTAAAATAAGGAGAAACAAGATGGACATAAACTCAGCCGGAAGTCTTAAGGCAATAAATTTACAAAAAGAAAGCTCCGAACCTGCACCAAAGGAGTGGAGAAGTATAAAAGAAATACAAGAAGCACACCCAGAAATAAAGGATGCAGATATTTCATTGCAGAAAATTGACGGCACAAACATTTGTTGCTGGATGGTAAGAAAACGTATGTCCGCTTATTGGAATATAAGCAGTGATTTATTCTTAGTAAAAAGTTAGGCGGTTTTCTGCCCAACGCAGAAATCAGCTTACTTGAGGGTTTAAATGAACAAAAAATGTATATATTATGAAACTTGCTGGGAATCGCGCACAGAATGTTTATATGGAAAAGAGTGTGAAGATTATGAGCCGATTACCGAAAGACGGAGAGAAGGAGTAGAAAAATTATGAGTGCTGATAACTATGTTGTTGTAAAAAAGTTCCGGTATAAAGATTTCCGGTGGGCTATGTTTTTTGCTTCAGACAAACGAAACGATAGAAAAGCACGATGGCATAAAGGATTCAAAACGCCGAAAGAAGCCGCCGAAGATGCTAATAAACAAGTTGACTATATAGAATATGGAATTGTTTTTGACGATGATTGCTTAAGTGAATTTTAATTGCATAACGACGAGGTGAGCCGCCCGTCGGCTCCACCGTTTTGTTATCACTTTTTGTTGGTATTTTATGATTGAACCTATATCAAAAGACGAATTTATACACATGGTTGTAAAATACCATTATAGTAAGGTTCTCCCTAAGTTAAATAAACTATTTTTAGGCGACAGGGAATTAAAGGCAGTGATGTCGTTAGGGTGGGGGGTAAGGCCGCTACATACAATACGTAAAATATTTCCGTCACTAACCACTAAAGATTATTTTGAGATAGGAAAAATGTGCATTGCCGATGAGATGCCAAAAAACACAGGAAGCAAGTTTATAAGCCGCGTAATTTCTTATTTAAAAACAAACAGCCCAGAAACTAAGGTTTTATATACATGGGCAGATGGTATGTTAGGGAAATGCGGTTATGTTTATCAAGCCTCAAACTTTCTTTATGGTGGGTATATATGGACTGACACCTATTTCACGCAAAATGGTGAAAAAGTGCATCCGAGGGCGACTGGGATTATCGGAGGTAGGCCATCATTAGCTTGGCAAAAGGAAAATTCATGGTGTCACTATCGCGGAAAACAATTTCGATATATTTATTTTTTAACAAACAAAAAAGAAACAAAGGAGTTGCTAAAACAATCTACTATAAAATGGAATGTATCAGGGGCTAAAGAAAACGACTTAGAATGGAAAATGTATTGTGGTGATAAATGGATTGAGTCTAAAAAGCCACCATACGATATTAATGCACATGGATTTGTTAAGGGGGGGCTATCTTCAATACGGATAGCCAAACAAGGAATTTTGTTTAATGTCGGGTGATAACGCCGACATCAGCCGCTTGTCGGCTGCATGGATTTGTTATGCGGGTTTGTTGAGGTAATATGGTTGATATAAAA